GGTCCATATGTCTGTGCAAGAAAACCTGCTGTTGGTGCCAACTGTGCCTGTGTTAATGGTGGATAACTCAATTTCCAACTGTAGAATTGGTGTCCGTATCCAACTCTTCTTGTCTTTCCTGAATTTGTTTCTGTTGATAGTGTTGGTGAATTTACTGAAAAATCCACTGCTGAAAATCCAGGTGTGTTAGGAAAAAAACCTGCTAAATCTGCCATTAGAATCTACTCCTTTGTCCTGTTTCCAGCATAGCATCTGAAACAATCTGTGTTATGACACTTCTTCTATCAACTAGAAGTTCATCTATGCCCTGTGTGTCAATTGCGTTAATATTGAATGTGATATTTACGGGCCTTTCCATACTCAAATCACTGTTTCTTGTGATGTTGCCTGAAGTTGCTGGTGTGAATAATTCAGGACCATTCTCACCAACCATATATGGTGTGTTGCCCATAACAGGACCACCCAATGCCCTTCCTGAATACTGCATTGAACGGATGGCATTTACCTGTGCCATACCTGCCGCAAGAGCACCTGCGACATACAAGAATGAAATTGGAGGTCCTGGTGGGAATGAAATAGCCAATGCCGCTGCCTTGTAGGTTGAAATCAATGCCTGTGCAATTGATAGTGCCTTATAGGCTTCAAATGCCTTTTTGTTCTGTCCAGCCATTTGTCCCAGTGTTGAAGTTAAACTACCTAGGACACCTTCCGCTGCCTTTACACCGCCCTGCTGTATCATTTCAGAGAATCTTAACTGATCCTCTAATGCGCCTTTGATTGCTGAATTTGTTATTCCTGCCTGTTCAATTTCCTGCTGTCGTTTTTCTCTAGCAATTTCTAACTGTTTCTTTGCGTATTCAGCCTTGAGTCTTGTTATGTTCTTTTGATAGCGTTCCTCGTTCATTGAGCCTTCGCGCCTTGCGGCTTCAAGTGCTCTCTGTTCTTCTTCAAACGCTTTCAGTGCCGCTTCACCTGGTGTTTGTAATCTTTCCTCAGTTGAAGTTGCAGTCTGTAATAATTCTATTGTGGTAGGACCTTTTGATTGCTTCTCAATGTAATCCGCAATCTCCTTGGCAGCATCTGCCTGCTTCTTAAGTTCCTCTGTAATTTGTTTTTGTTTTTCATTGTTATCAACAGCGGCTCTTAATAATTTCTTTTCATCTTCAGTAAGATCTCTTTTTAATTTTTTCTGTGCATCAAGGATTAGTTTAATCTTTTCCTGTTCAAGTGCTGTTAGATTGCTTACTCTGTATTCTTCTTTCTTGGCAGCAAGATATTCATTGAATGCTTTTACTTTGTCATTGGCTGATTTTGCTGCCGCAGCCTCTTGGTCCGCCGCTGCCGCTGCCGCTGCCTCTTGTTTAGACATAGCCTCATTGGCTTTCTTGGCTTGTTCTTCTAATTTTTTTGCTTCAGCAGTTACGCCTTCCAATCCGGATCTTAGTTCATCCAATCCTTCAATGCCCAATCCCTTGAGAATGTTATCAATGTCTAAGAATGAATCTACGGTTTCCTTAGCCGCATCACTGGTTGCACCCTCATACAATCCCCAGGCTGCCGCCAATCCACCGATACCCGCAATGATACCTCTAACTAATGGTCCGCCTGGAACAAAGAATAGTAGGCTACTGATGGCAGTTTTAATTCCCTTGCCAAGCATCACCAAGGCTGGTAATGCTATGCTAATGATTGCTTTTGCCATATTGGCAAAGAACAATGCAACCTTGATACTAATCAACAATAATAGGGCCTTGCCTATCAATTCTATGTTGGCTATGAAGAATTTTCCTATTTCAATTGCATATAGGAATGCCTTGGTAAGTGATGTTCCTATTTTTTGAATTAAAACATCATTACCTTTAATAAATTCTTGGATCTTTGTTGCCGTTTCAGCAATGGCTAATCCAAATCCTGTTTTCTCTCCTAATGCCGCACTTGCTTCAAATATGGCACCACGCAGATTTGACATTGCCAATGTTAGTGGTCCAACAGCAACATTAAAGAATCTTCCGCCTTCTTCACCAAGTCCCCTAATTTGGGCAATAAGGTCCTTGGTGCTATTTGCAACAGCAACCTGATCCTCACCAATCCTTGCGGTATAGATACCGTTCTCCGTTGATACCTTGATACCAAACTCTTTTAATCTTTCAAATTCACCTGTAAGTGCGTCAGCAACAGCCTCACCAAATTGTATGATTGATTTGGAGTTAGCCGCGGCAATCTTTGAAAAGGCTGTCATACTTTCATTTGAAGTATCCAATCCAAATCTATTGAAGATTACGAATGCTTCAGTTAGTTCATTAACATCCTGTGGTAGGCTCTGGGCAAGTTCGCTCAATCTTTCCAATTCTGCATTGGCCCTTGCCTGGCTACCTAGATAGGTTGTAAGTTGGGTGCGGAACTGTTCCATCTGTTGAGTTGCATTCAGTATTCCTGATATGCCTCTCTGTGTGATGAATCCCGCAAAAGCCACTCCTGCCACTGTTAGTGCGGCGGAGACTCTGCTGGCAACACCCTGTATTCTACCAAGGCTGTTGGCTGCTACCTTTGAATTTCGTTCAAGGCTGCCAATACTTCTATTGACTCTTGATACGGTTCTATTCAGTTGGCCCGCATCGCCCTTAAACCTTACTAGTATTTCCTGTGCCACCTTCTTTATCTCCTACGGGCTTTTTCCCTTTGCATTACCTTTTTTGTTTCATCTGCTTCAATCTTATAAAAAGCGATCCAACCCATAAACTCTGCGGTTGTCATTTGAAGCACATCCTTAACAAGCAGACCCAAATCCTTCGCCAACCTATAAGCGAACATTAAATCTGGGTCTGCTCTTAGTTTTTTTCTACAAACTCCAGATTGGTGTCCGCGTTGGCTGAATTCATTTCACCAACAACACGGATTACTACACTTGGATCAGCCTCGTGCATAAAACTAACCTTATCCATTTTTGTGAATAGAGGTTTGCCTTCTTCATCCATTGCCTTGGTAATCAGTGTTTCTACCAGTGCTTCAATTGTTTTACCCTTTTGGGCAAGTTCTACCAATCTACCTTCTGCTTCAAGTGTGTTAGAAGTTTTGTAATAGATTGTTAGGTTGTCCCATTCAGGGACAGTGATGGATTTCGCTTCTCCGCTAATTTTATTTCTAAAATGCGAAGTAATCTTATCCATTGCTCTGACTTTAGTTGTCATTTCAGTTTTCTCCTTGTTTCTCTTAGAGTGGGTCTAACAATACCCCTTGGGGCTTGTTTAGAACTTCCCTGCTCAAGTCTTTCTATGTAAGGAACACGGTTTTCCACGGCAAATCCTTCTTGCCTTGTCTTCTTGTTCCAATTGCGCCTAGCATTACCACTCCTTATGGGAGTGTTCTTCTTGGCAGCCACTTGAAATACTTCAGCGGTGCTTGACACTGTTGCTTCCACAGCCTTCTGCAAAGCCTCAGTGAGTTGTTTGATGCCTATAACATCAACTTTCATCAATCAAATCCTTACGGTGTGTAAGTTAATTGACCTGTGCCTTGGAATGAAACAGATGCTTCAATCATACCGTCAAAAGATCCAGTAATACTGTATCCTGTGATATGAATGTTGCCACCCCAATATGTGCCGCTTACTGCATTGTCTGGATATACTTTGATAGCCACAGCCGCGTCACCAACATCACCATTAACCAATCCGTCTAGATCTGGGTTTGAAGTGTCGCTAAAGTGTGTTGCGTCCCAATACACATCAGCAGATCCAGAAAAACTAGATAAGCCTTTTGTGTAAGTTCTGCCTGAGTTTGCACCAGCCATAACTGTGTTTTCAATTGTGTCGCTTGTCATTTCAATTGAGTAGTTTCTTACTTCAGCAACATTTTGTCCATTAACATCGATGCTGCCTGCGTGTCCTGTAATAGATGCCATAGTTAGTCTCCTTTAATTACATTGTCATCGTTTAGTTCAACCTTTTCTTCGTCATCCTTCTTTTTGAATGATTTAGAAGCGGCAGGCTGTTTTGTTGCCGTGTCTTCCACTACTTTCCAGAACCTTTCTGTATAGTGTGAAACCTGTTCAGGGCTGACTTCTCTTGTTTTGTCGCCCTTCTGAATTTTAACTTTCGTCATCTGCGTCTCCTTCTGAATTGTTGCTTTCGCTGTCAGTTTGTAATTGCCAGCCCAACTGTTCATATTTTTTAATTTCACTGTCATCGTGAATTTCCTTGACTCTTCCGTTTTTTGTCATTGTTGCCATTAGTTAGTTCCTACCAAATAGTTGTATGTGATTTCATAATTGCACACAAACTCTGCCAATGGCGGTTGCCTTTCAATTATTTCTATTGAAGTTATGATTGAATCCATAACCACATATTTTGTTTTTTCTCTTTGCCTGTCAGTGTCTAGTATTTCTTCAATCTGTTCTATCAGTCTGTTTCTTTTTGAGTCAAGTTCATTACCACGAACAAAGCCGCGGATGCTGTAATTTATTGTGCCCTGCTTTCTACCAGTGCCTGGCGCACCCATAGTGAGCAGTTCTCTATCCTCAGTTCCCGTTTGGACCAATATCGCAGGGAACTGTGTGATTGCTAATTCTTCAACATTGAAGGGTTCTCTGGTAACAAGAATGGGTTTGTCGTCCTCAATTTCTTTTAGGACCTCTACCAAATTGATTGCTAAATCTTCTCTTATGCTTGACATCTATCGCCTCAACCTTAGGAATACATCTGGTGTCTTTTCTGCATCCTGGAACACATCATCATCATTGCTGTCGTATCTAACGCCTGCTCTTGTGCAGATATCAAACTCTTGTTCAAAGCGTTTTTCATAGTAATCCATCATCATTCTAAAACGATCTGGATCCGCTTCGTGCTTGGTTAGTTTAGGACAGATGATATATGCCAGTGCATAAAAACAAGTTGCTTTTGTCCATTGGGTTGGGTCTAATTTGTCAGTTTCCATCAATATCGCAAGAGTTGGATATTTGATGTCGTTTCTTCTTCTGTGGTAAGTGGGCCACCATCTTACTTCAAGTAAGCGATTAACCTCTGTTTCTGATTCTGCAAGAGCGGCATCCCAATCCAATACACCGTATTCTGTAATGGTAGGATCTATCTC